GGTGAAGCAATTGCTAAAAAAGTTGATACTGATTTAGCAGGACTACTTGATGATTTTGCATCTGCAAACGATCAAGGTGGTGCTGGAACAGAATTAACAGTAGATTTGCTTTTCAAAGCACAAGCTATTTTAAGAAGTGCAAATGTACCTGCACCTTATTATGGTGTGTTTCACCCAAAGGCAACTTTCAATCTGAAGAAAACATTAACAGTACCAGCTTTTGCTAGTTCTGGTGGTGGATTATCTGTATCAGAAATTGGAAATGAAGCATTAAGAAATGGATATGTCGGCAGAATTGCTGGTATTGATATTTTTGAAAATGCAAATATTTCAATTGATGCTTCTGATGACTCAAATGGTGGAGTATTTCACCCAATGTCATTAGGTCTTTGTCTTAAAGAGGATTTCAAGATAGAGACACAAAGAGACGCTTCTTTGAGAGCAACGGAAATTGTAGCAAGTATTACTTACGGCGTAGGTGTTATTAAAGATACTTATGGTGTGACTGTACTTACAGATACTGCTCTTTAATTAGACTATGGTGGGGTGTAAAAGCCCCACCTACTTAAATGAAACAGATAGATATTCCTAAAACTATTCTGCATTTTAAGAATAAGGATTTTATTTATCGTTATGTGCTAGTAGATAGATTTAAACATACATCAAAAGCACATTATGGTTTTGACAAAGAATTAGAATTAACAGAAGCTGAAATATTTGCTAAAGTTACTCCTAGAAAATTAAGAAGAAAATATATTATAAAAGATTAACATGGCAAATTTCACAGTAGATTCAGATTTACAATTTTACCAACCAGATATTTTAACTTTTGGAATAGCAAACTTTACTTCACCAAGAGATTATCACGCACAAGCTAGATTAGATATAGAACGAGATTTAAGGATAAGATGGTTTCCAGTTTATTCAAAAGAAACTTATAGAGACATAGCTATTTTAAACACAACTGAAATGGACGCAACATTATTGACTGATGCACAATTTAAAACAGCAAGTGTTTTTAAAGTAATAGGTTTTTATGCATGTCCATTACTTACAAAATTTAATTCAAATGATAATCCTGATAGATTCCAAGTAATGATGAAATATTATCAACAAATGTATGCTGATGAGATGGAGTCTATTTTAAGAGATGGTGTTGAATATGATGCAGATGATTCTGGTGCAATCGCCAATGCAGAAAAAGCACCTTATCATAGACTCAAACTTATCAGATGAGAATAACTGTTGAAGATAATACATTACAAGTTGCAAAGAACTTTGAAAAACAAGTAAAAGAACAACCTCAAATAGTTAAAACTGCATTAGGAAGAACTGCTGAATTTCTAATGGGTATTATTAAACAAAGAACTCAAAAAGGTATGAGTGCAGATGGAAACTCGTTTCCACCATATACAGAAGCATATAAAATATTTAGACAAAAAGCTGGAAGACAAACACAATATCCTGATTTAAATTTTTCAGGGCAAATGCTATCTAATATTACACAAAGATCAAATCCAAGTCATGCTATAATTTATTTTGCTAACAAATTTCAAAACACAAAAGCATTAGGAAATCAAAAGAAAAGAAAATTCTTTGCTATTGGTGCAAGAGAAATACAACCAATAATGAATGTTTTTATGAGGGAATATAATAAACTAAGCACAATCAAATGAGCAAACGAGAAGATATAGCATCTGATATAGTTTCTGCTTTATCAGCAGTAACTTCGCCTATTACTTTAAAAAAAATAACTAGAGAACCTTTTAGTGTTGATGAATTATCTGAACAGCAATATCCAGCTTGTTTTATACAATCAGGAAATGAAACTAGATCAGATCAAACAATAAGTTTTACAAGTGCTTTAAGAGAAGCAATAGCAGATTATGTTATTATTGGATTTGTTAAAGGAACTCCATCAAATATTGACACTAAAAGAAACGAATTAATTACAACCATTGAAACAACATTGAATTCTGATAGAACACGAGGTGGGTTCGCAAAACAAACTCAAGTAGTAGAAGTTTCTACTGATGAAGGTGTTTTATTCCCAATTGGTGGTATCAGAATGGTGGTGCGAGTAATGTACCAATACATTTCTGGAACACCTTAATTTAAACTAACAAGGAAACAAATATGGCAACACATACTGGCTCAGAAGGACTAATTAAAGTTGGTAATACAACTGTTGGCGAATTAAGAAGTTATACTTTAGAGCAAACAGCAGATACTATTGAAGATACTTCAATGGGAGATTCTTCAAGAACTTTCAAATCAGCTTTAAAAGGTTTCTCAGGTTCAGCAAGTTTATTTTTTGACGAAGCTGACTCTGGTCAAACTGCATTAGTTGTAGGAACTGAAATAACAATCAAAGTTTTTCCAGAGGGAGCATCTGCTGGAGATAAATTTTATGAAGGAAGTGCAATCGTAACAGCTTATAATGTAAGTGCTTCTTTTGATGGAATGGTAGAAGCTGAAATGACATTTACTGGAACTGGTGCATTAACATTATCTACTCAAGCATAATTTAGTTAAAGGAAGATATGAACGTTATAGATAGGATTAAAAATCAATTTGAATCTTTAGGAATTAAAAAGATTGAGGTAGCTGAATGGGGCGAGGAAGGCAAACCTTTAATAATATATTGCTCACCATTTACATTAGGAGAAAAAAGAAATCTATTCAAAGGTGCTAAAAATGATGATCTAGGAGTATTAGTTGATGCAATCGTTTTAAAAGCCAAAGATGGAGATGGTAATAAAATATTTAAGCTAGATGATAAGCAAGTATTATTGAATAATGCTGATGCAAATGTTATAGCTAGAGTAGCCACCGAAATGTTATCTGGTGTATCTTACGAGGAAGCTGAAAAAAAGTAAGAACTGATACAGAGTTATATTCTATACTTGCTCTAGGTCAGGAATTAAAAATAAGTATGGAAGAAGTCTTGTCTTTCACACAAGATGAATTTTATTATTGGATAGCTTACTTTAAAGTGAAGGCAGAACGAGAAAAACTACACTATGGCAGATCAGCAACTAAATATAAGACTTAATGCAATAGATAATGCTTCCAAAGCATTTACAGAAGTTAAGAATTCAATATTTAATATTAGAAATGCCTTAATAGGTTTAGGTGCTGGTGTCGCTGTTAGATCATTAATAAATATTGGAAGAGAAGCTGATAATTTAAGTGTAAGATTAGATCAAGTTGCAAAAGCTGGTTATGGTGGTAGTCAAGCATTTGATCAATTAACTAAATTTGCTATTGATGCGAAAATTCCCTTATTAGATGTATTCCAAGCATCAAATGATTTATTAGCAGTTTCTAAATCACCAGAAGAACTAGCAAAAAATTTATTGATAGCTAGTAATGCCTCTGCATATTTCAAAATTAGTTTTGTTGAAGCTTCAGATCAAGTAGCTAAATCTTTATTAAAGGGTGTAGATTCTGCAAGAATTTTTCAAGATAGAGGAATTAGATCATTAAGAGGATTTGGTGAGTTTGCTGATAAATCATTTGATGGTGTAGGTAGAGCATTAGAGAGAAACTTTGGTGCTAATGGAATTTTTGGCAGGGCAAATCAAGAATTAAAAGAAGGATTAGGTGGTACTTTAATAGCTTTAGATAATAGATTTAAACAATTTCAAATAACGATAGCAAAAGGATTTTTTGAAACATTAACAAGAGAATTAGGAAATTTAGAAACATTTGTTGAAAAAAACAATGAAGTAATAGATAAATTTGCTAAAACTTTAGGAGATATACTTGGAAAAGCAGTTATAGTTCTTGGTAATGCATTAGCATTTGTAAATAGAAATTTAGACAGTTTAATAATAGCAATACAAGTTTTTATAGCTTTAAAATTTGCATCTGTATTAGCTAGTTGGACTTCTGCTGTTATAACTTTTACGTCAGCACTTACTGCCTTATCTGCTTCTTCTGGTTATGGTTTAATAATAAAATTACTTACAGCTATTTTAGGCGGTGCTGGTGCTTTTTATGCACTTGAAAAAGGTTTAAAAGGATTCAATAATGAATTAGAAAAATCTAATGAGACTTTAGATGACACATCACAATTATTAGGTTCTATACCTAAAACTTTTCAAGAATATCTTTCTCTTATAAAATTATCAAACCAAGAACAAATTACATTTTTAGGAGTGCTAAGTAATATTGCACAAAAAAATATTGATAGTATTGCAAATCTTAAAAAAGCATTTAATAGTTTAGAAGCTGTATCAAAATTTATAATTGATAATCTTAATAAAGGAATATCTGCATTTTCAAGAGGTGTTGCAGAATCATTAGTTCTTGGTAAAGGATTAGAAGAAACTTTTAGAAAATTTGCACAAGAAACTTTAATCAATGCTTTATCTACAATTATTGAATTAATTATAAGAACATACATATTAAAATCTATTTTAGATGCTTTAGGTTTACCAGTAGAAAAAGCAAACGAAAGTTCTAAAGAATTAAGAGGAACATCACTTGATATATTTGCGATTAACTCAGCTAACTATGGTGTGCAAGTTCTTACAACTTCTGAAATAAAAAAACAAAATGATTTATTAAGAGAACAATCTTCAATTCCTAGAAATACAGGTCGTTTTAGGGGTTTTGATTTTGGTAATATTTTTGATTTTGGTATCAAATTATTAGGTCTTGCTGAAGGTGGTGCTGTTAGAGGTGGTATGCCAATCACAGTTGGAGAACGAGGTAGAGAATTATTTGTTCCAAACACTAGTGGCACTATCGTACCTAACCATGATTTAGCAAAGATGGGGAATCATATAACATTTAATATTCAAGCAAATGATGTTAGAGGTATTAGAGAATTATTAATTGATAATAGAGCAACCATAATTAATTTAGTTAATCAGGGTGCTAATCAAAAAGGAAAATCTAATTTAGTATGAGTGGAACATTCCCAACAAGTCCAGCACCTAGAGATGTATCAATAAGTTCAAATCAAAATACTATTGTAACTACAACTGCTTCTGGAAGACGACAAGCAAGACAAATTGATGGACAAAGATTTAGATTAACACTTAGATTCCCAGTTATGACTAG